GAGCTTTTCAGTGAACTTACCAAGGATATCAAAGATGGAGACCTCAGTGACGAATTCGACGATATGGGCAATGCCCTTGGAGATTTAGTCGAAACAGGCGCCAAGTTCGCCAAAGGTTCGTTGCCTATCCTCATTGACGGTGTAAAGTTCTTCTGCGAGCATTCTAACCTTGTTATTGGCGGACTAACGGGCATTGCAACAGCTATGCTGACACAAAAAGCCGTTACAACAGTATCTGCCGCCGTCACAGGTTTCAAAGAATTATCCTCAGCCGTGAAGTCAGCCAAGACCGCAACTGAAATGTTCAATGCAGTCAATGCGGCTACGCCATGGGGTGCAATTGCAACCCTAGCAGGCATTGCAGTTGGTGGTATAGTCGCTTATGCTACGTCAGCAGACGACGCCGCTGACTCAACAAAAGTCCTCAGTGACGAAGAGCAGGCGTTGGTCGACAGCACGAATGAACTGACAGACTCCATGAAGAAAGCCGCAGATCAGAGAGAAGAAGCCAAGACAGATATAGAAGCCGAGTATAGCAGCTATAAAAGTCTTGCAGATAGAATTTTTGAGCTTTCTGACGCCGAGAGCTTATCTAATGACGAGAAGTCAGAAATGAAAACTCTTGTGGACCAGCTGAACAGTGCCATGCCTGACCTTAATCTTCAGATTGACGATCAGACAGGCAAGCTTCTCAACAATAAGGACGCTGTCTATGAGTGCATAGAAGCAAAGAAAGAACAGCTTCTTGTCGAAGCAGCTCAGAAAGATATGGTCGCTATATCAGAAGACCTCTATAAGGCTGAGAAAAATCAGAAAGAGCTTGAAGAAGAAATTGCCAAAAAGAAAAAAGAAATGATCCCGATTCAAGAGAAGATGAATAAGCTAAACGCAGATTGGGCGAACGTCGCTGATGAAAGTCAGTACTGGGATCTACAGGAGCAGTATGACAAGCTTGACAAGTCTGTAAAAGAGCTTCAGAAGTCGTATAAGTCCGCAGGCGGAGAGATTGAGCAACTGAACGCAGACTATGCTGACGCCTCCAAGTACGTTTCTGAGCATTCTTCTGCTCTCGAAGACAATTCAAAGGCCGTAGAGGACAATGCAAAAAAGGTCGATACGATCTATAACCGCACTGTCATGTATAAAGACGGCTTACACAAGGTATCACAAGAAACTGTTGACGCAATAGTTGAGATGAATAAGAGCTATGACGAAGCCGTCCAGAAACGAACGGAAGAATTGCAGAACAATCTTAACCTCTTCGACGAATTCAACGGCGGTGCTGAGATATCCGCAGAACAGCTTATGCAGAATTTGGAATCTAATCTTGACGGCATGGCAAGCTGGTCTGATGATATCAAGACGCTTGCAGACAGAGGCGTGAATAAAGGTCTTATTAAGACCTTGCAGAAAGCAGGTCCGCAATCTGCAAGCAAGATAAAGGCGTTACTTTCCATGTCACAGCCTGAGTTGAAAAAGTACAGTGATATGTGGGAAGAGTGCATGAGCGACTGCAAGAAGATAGCAACATCAGAGTTCGACGAGCTCAGGCAACAGTATGATAAGACCATAGAGACGCTTCAAAAGCGTGACCAAATAAGCCAGATATCAGACGTATGGGAACAAACAGGTGCGGCAATGATGTTAGGTATGCAGCAAGGCATACTATCTGCACAGCAGTCTGTCATTGATACTGCAACAAGTGGAGCGAACGCAGTGCTTGCGGCGGTCAAGGGGGTATATGATATACACTCCCCTTCAAAGGCATTTGAGAATATATCGAAAATGAATGCGCAGGGTGAGATCAAAGGCTGGAAGTCATCAGAGGATGACATCATCAAAGCCTATACCAATACTGGTGACAAGATACTGTCAGAGAATATGCGCAATACATACAGCGATACGAATAGGGTCGCAAGGTCGGTATATAATGGATCATATGCCCACAGTATCACGCAGAAAGCATCAACAAGCGCCACAGAAAACACGCAGGTCGTCCCAACAGTCAGACAAATGCCTGAGACTATTCATAACGTGATAGTATTCCCGAATGGGAAAGTGATTGCAGAGGAAACAGTTCCATTTATAGATGTAATGCTTGGCGAAAGAGCTGCGAGAAAGAAAAGAGGTAGTGCAGTATGACACGACAAATCAGATTTAATGGCAAAAAGTCGTATGAGGATTTTAAAATCAGAATAATCAGTGCAACAGTTGCAGAGCCGAAGAAGCGTGAGATCAAAGTGACTGTACCTTATCGCAACGGCAGTATTGACCTGTCTGACTATGACGGCAATTTTTATTTTGACGACACCGAAGTATCATACAAGATGTTCGTATCTGATACAGAACCTGTCACACTGCTCCGCAGGATTGAGAAGATCAAGAGCTGGTTATGTGAAGCTCCACAGCAGAATATTTATGACAACTATTCCGAGAACTATCATTTTGTCGGCAAGTGTAGAACTGTTGAGACCAGCCTTGGTGAAGATGACATAACAGCTACTCTCGAGGTCACTTTCGATGTAGCACCATATAAGGTCTCTGACGACTTTGCAGACACAGCGTGGGACACTTTTTCATTCGAGGATGATTGCCTCAATCAGATGCCTCTCTCCTGCATAGCACACAAAGACGGCTATCATTCCCAGCCGGGGGTACTATACTTCTATTCTTATGCCAAAGATGACATAGTTCCGAGCTTAAGGTATCACAAAAATGCTAACGATAAGGACAAACGAGGATTGACAATGCTTGATCTCAACGGTCATACCCTCACAGAAAACCTATATAAAGAAACTGAATCAACGTTTAGAATGCAAAATTTCGTCGTCAAACCCGGCACAAATGTCTTAGCTCTATACGGATCTGGTTCACTTGAAATCGAACTAACGGAGGAAATACTATGTTAGTTACACTCGATGATGCAAAGACGCTTCACGATACTGGTTCTGTCAGAACCAACAAGCTGACAGGAACCATCACCAAAGAAATAAACGCTATTGACATTTTTACGTTCAACATATATCCCGACAACAGCTACTACTCCGATTTAAAGGAACTGACATCGTTGATAAAGGTTTACGACAAGGAAAATCTGATATTCGATGGCAGAGTACTGACGATATCACCATACATGACTGATAGTGGCGAGATTGGCAAACAGGTTGTCTGCGAGGGCGGTTTGTGTTTTCTGAAAGATAGTGTACCAATTATCAAACAGCTAAAGTGCACAATAAGAGCATATATAGCCACACTACTTTCAGCACACAATAATTCTGTTGAAAGCTACAAGCAGATACATATTGGCAATATTAACTGTTCACAAGCGCAGCACACATTTAATCCAGGATATGAAGACACGTTCTCAGAACTGACGAAAAATCTGATTTCCGGTGAAGATATCAGAGGTGAAATGAGGGTGCGCATCGGCAAAGGAGGCATTAGATTTTTCGACTTCATAGCAAACGAATTTTCAGAGTTCAGCAATAAAACGATACAACTAGGAAGGAATATGCGATCTATCACGCAGGCGATAGACCCAAGTGAGATCATCACAAGGCTGTATCCGTTAGGTGCTGTCATCAACGATGATACGGGCGAACGTGTGACGCTTTCGGGAGCAACGAAGTATATTGACAATGACCAGCTGATAAAGCGGTACGGAGTACACGCTGGAACTATGGTATTCGACAATATCACCACTCCAGGCGCATTGTCTGGAGCCGGCAGAGTATGTGCCGGAGCACTAAAAGCAGCAAAAGTTCAGTATGAGGTATCGGCTATTGACATTGATAAGAAGCTAGACGGCTTTGCAGTTGGCTGCAGGTATCGCGTAGTCAATAGCTACCTTGGCATCGACGAGGTATTGAGGTGCATCGGTACCAGCATCGACATCAATGACAGATCACAGAATGTGCTGACATTTGGCGACAAGATTGACACGATTAGTGGAATGTCAGCAAGAAAATAGGAGAAATGATTATGGCAAAAGCAATTGATATAAGTTTAGAGGTCACACAGGTGGCAACAGCATATACAGGCCGAGACGTCCGACAGGCTATTGTCGACGCATTGAACGCCACACAGAACGCAATCAATGAAATGAATATGCCAGCAGGATCTCAGACCCTTATCGTACCGTCAGAGACGGCACTGGCCACAACGACTTTGAATCTGCCGTTCACACCGACTCAGAACACGCAGGTCATCTGTAGTCTGCGGGAGGTGTCGGCACCAAAAGCGAGAAGGCTGTGTGTAGAAACATTTTTCACAAGCAACAATTTGATAGTAGCGCTGACGAACGCAGAAAGTGCAAGTGCTACCGTTCCACAGGGTGAATATATTATTGACTGGATCGTAACAAAGCCATAGAAAGGAGGAATATCAATGCACATAAAAATCAACGAAGACTACAATGTAGTCGTGAACACAGCCCTGCTAGGATATGTAGGCGAAACGAATGCACGTCCTGTGACAGTCGAGGGCATGGAGATAGACGGCGCAGACCGCTATGTGTTAACGATAGACTACGGTGACGGTGTTCAGTACGAGGTCGATATCACAGGCGGCACATGGACACCAACGGCTGATATACTGCGGTCAGCGCAGACAATATCGTGTCAGATATGTGCAAAAAAACTGTCAGGCGACGAGTATATTTTAGTTAAAAAATCACGAATTTTCCGACTGCGAATAGGGGCGGCTATAGACGATAATGCTATCCCGTCACCAAGTGTGGCAGCTGACGCACTGGATAGGATATCGGCAATCGGTGAACAGGTCGAAGCTGACGTGGAAAGGGCTGAGAATGCAGCTAGCACGGCTATGCAGGCGGCTGAAAACGCAAAAAAATCTGCCACAGCCGCAGAGAAATCAGCAGATACCGCAGAACAGGCGGCAAGCCGTGCTGAGACCGCACAGGCATCTGCAGAAACGTCCGCAACGCAGGCAGACACTGCAAGGCAGGGTGCAGAGACCGCACGTCAGCAGGCGGTCACTGCACAGAACAACGCCAAGATATCCGCAGCGCAGGCGTCAGTGTCGGCACAGCAGACCGAAGCCGATAAGACTATAACATCAGGCTATGCTAAAACTGCCAAGACTAATGCTGACAGCACCGCAGCCGACAGACAGGCGGTGACCGATATGGCAACGCAGGTCACAGTAGACAAGGCTACAGTGGCAGAAAACGCTGCTAAGGTCGCAGAGGACAGAGCAGCCGCTGAAACTGCCGCACAGACAGCGCAGGCGGTGGCTGACAGCCTGCCTGAGGACTATGTTACGGCAGTTGCAAAGATTGCCAAGAATACAGAAGAGATAGCAAGCGTGAGGTTATCAGATAAGGAATTACAGCGTAGGGTAAATGCACTGTATTCCATTGGTCAGGGTATCACACACCAGTTTGAGACAGATACAGATACGGCATACGTTAAGACTATTCCTACGGGCGGTAAGCTGATGTCGGTGAAGTCGGTGGGCGGTAGGTCAATCGTATGGAATCAGCTGGTCGATTCTAATATCGTCATTAGTGAAACCACAAGATATTCATTTAATGGACAGCATTTGACAACAAATATTACTGACGGTCTTAGTTTGTCAGATGACCTATGCACACTACCGACAATCCCAGTGGGTCACAAGGTTTTGATAAAAGTAAAATTTATTGCAGGAAATGTCGGCAATAAAGAAGTAAATATTGGTGGTTATCACAAAACAACAAACAAATCATGGCAATGCAAGATTGACCTGCCGAAAAACATAGAACTAGCAGGAAAAACGCTGATTGCAATGGACACTACTACTGATACGGCAGAAAGTATTAGATTTTTTCTATACAACGCTACTATACCGTTGTTGACAAACATTGATTGCTATATCAACTACTATGATTTAACCCTTATGTTTGGTTCGGGAAACGAACCTACAAGTGTGGAAGAATTTGAGAAAATGTTCCCTGCGGACTACTACCCATATGCTGCTGGCGAGATTGTCAGCGCTGGGGTTGAGAGCATTGTCAAGCAGGGAAAGAATTTGTTTGACTATACTGACAAAATTTATTAT